GAGGGGTAGGTCATGGGCAAACGCGGACCACAAAAGACGCCAACGCAAATCAAGATCGCTCGCGGAACCAACCGCACTGACTACAGCAACGAGCCGCAGCCGCCTCGCACTCAAGCAGTCAAGATCCCAAAGCATCTCGGCAAAGTTGCGGCCGCAAAGTGGCGTCAACTGCTGCCGCTGCTCGACGGCATCCGGCTGATGACCGACGCCGACATCGAGGCGCTGGCCAGGTATTGCGACACCTATGAGTGGTGGCTTGCCACGCGTGCGAAACTGAAAAAGGAAGGCGACACCTATCCGATCCTGAACGACGGTGGCGAGGTCAAGTACATTGCCCAAAGGCCAGAAGTCTCAATCGCGCACAAGCTCGCCCAGCAGCTCCGACAGCTCGAACAAGACTTCGGGCTCAACCCGTCGGCCAGGGCCTCGCTCAAGGTCGAGCCAGAAAAGCCGCACGACGAAGAAGCCGCCGACATCCTCTTCGGCTGAGTGCCAGGCAGGTTGCCGTTGCAGCAGCTGCAAGGCCGTGGCGTTCTTTGAGCGTTATTTCACCCACGCCAAAGGTGAGAAAGGTGGCAAGCCTTTTACGCTGGAGCCGTGGCAGCGGCAATACGTGCGGCAGCTGTTCGAGGAAATCGACGGCAAGCGGAAGATCCGCACCAGCCTGCTGGCGTTGCCGCGCAAAAACGGCAAGTCTTCTTTATGCGCAGGCATAGCCCTGCGGCTATTGCTCGAAGACGAGCCAGGCTGCGAGGTCTACAGCTGTGCCGCGTCGCGGGACCAGGCACGGCTTGTCTTTGACATGGCACGCATCGCGGTGGAACAGTCGCCCGTTCTCTCGCAGCACCTGACTGTTTATCGCTCGGCAATCGTCCGAGAGAAGACGCACGCCACGTACAAAGCTCTGTCAGCCGAAGCTGGCATCCAGCACGGGCTTTCAGCTCACGGTGTGATCTTTGACGAGCTGCACGTTTCCAACCGCGAAATGTGGGAAGTCATGCTCTCCAGCCAAGGTGCCAGACGGCAACCGCTGACAGTGGCACTCACGACCGCTGGCTATGACCGCAAAAGCGTCTGCTGGGAAGTGTGGAAGTACGCAGAGGCAGTCCAAGCCGGAACCGTCAGTGATACGACGTTTCTGCCTGCCATCTATGCCGCTTCACCAGAAGACGATTGGAAGGACGAGAGCACATGGGCAAAGGCCAATCCAAATCTGGGCGTCAGTGTGAAACTCGATTTCCTGCGCAGCGAGTGCGCCCGCGCCGTCGAGATGCCAACATACGAGAACACCTTCCGCCAGCTGTACCTGAACCAGTGGACGGAGCAGGACCAGAGATGGCTGAGAATGGACCACTGGGCGAAAGGAAGCAAGCAGTGCCCCGTCGACCTGAGAGGCAGGGACTGCTTCGGTGGCCTCGACCTGGCGACCACCTTTGACACCACGTGCCTTGCCCTGCTGTTTCCGTTAGACGATGGCACGTTCTGGGTGGAGCCGCATTTCTGGATACCCGAAGAAAACATGCAGCAACGCGTGCGGCGTGACAAAGTGCAGTACGACGTGTGGGAGCGTCAGGGCCATCTGCACACGACGCATGGCAACGTCACTGATTTTGACCACGTACGTGCCGACATAAACGCTTTGTCAGAGAAGTACAACATTCGGCAGATTGCCATTGACCGGTGGAATGCAACGCAGCTGGCCACCCAACTGCAAGGGGACGGCATCGACGTTGTAGGCTTCGGCCAGGGCTACGGCAGCATGTCGGCACCGTCGAAGCAGCTCGAAGCCCTGGTCGTCAGTGGCAAACTACTGCACAGCAATCCGGTGCTTGATTGGCAGGCAGGGAACGTCGCAATACAGCAAGACCACGCAGGCAACATCAAGCCAAGCAAAGCCAAGAGCACTGAGCGGATTGACGGCATGGTGGCACTCGTGATGGCACTGGGAATCGCAGCGACCGCCAAGGCCGCACCGGAACTGAACTGGGACATCATCGAACTATGAGCACGACCGACCTGAGCGATTACCGCATGTACGATCTGCGTGCCATTGACTGGTCAGTGGGTGGCAACCGCACGCCCAGCGGCATCCGGGTGACCGCTGACAACTCGATGGCCTGCTCGGCCTACACGGCCTGCATCCGCGTAATCAGCGACGCTGTGTCTGCTCTTCCGCTGCACATTTACGAGCGGCTTCCAGACGGCGGCAAAGCAAAGGCGCCGCAGAATCCGGTCTATCGGCTGCTCCACCAGCAGCCAAACCCGTGGCAGACGGCTCAGGAGTTCCGCGATTGGATGACCGGCATGTATCTGCACTACGGTGCCAGCTACGCCGAAATCCGCTCTGGATCTCGCGGTGCCGTGTCAGAGCTGTGGCCGCTGCACTCCAGCCGCATGGAAGTCGAGCGGCTGGAAAACGGCCAGCTGCGGTATCTGTACCGCGAGCCCGACGGCCGCCAGACGGTCTACACGCAGGACAGAATCTTTGCCTTGCGGTTCACGACAGAGGACGGCGTAAAGCCCGTGCCGACGTATCGTCTATTCCAGAATGCCATTGGTCTGGCCCAAGCCCTGGAAGCTCACGGCAGCACCTACTTCGGCAATGGTGCACGGCCTGGCGTGATTCTGGAAAGCGACAATCCGATTCCGGTAGAGGCGGCCGAGCAGCTGCGGCAGAACTGGGAGCGAATCCATCGCGGCCCAGACCGTGCATTTCGCACGTGCGTGTTGCCGAATGGCGTGAAAGCTCACGAGCTCAGTGGCAGTAACGAGGCGGCCCAGTTTCTGGAAACCAGGCAGTACCAGGTGATCGAGATCTGCCGTGCGTTTCGCGTGCCACCACACATGATCCAAGACCTGACACGTAGCACCTACAGCAACATCGAGGTGCAAGGCACTGAGTTTGTGCAGCACTGTCTTTTGCCGCACCTGAAACGCTGGGAAGCCGCTATCAGCCGCGATCTGATCGTCGACGACGAACGCTACTTTGCCGAGCACAGCGTCAGTGGCTTGCTCCGTGGAGACCACGCCAGCCGCAGTGCCTACTACGTGTCTGCTCTGCAAAACGGCTGGATGACAATCAACGAAGTTCGTGAGCTTGAGAACCTCAATCCGATTGGGCCGGAAGGCGACCGCCACTACATCCAACTTAACATGCAGACACTTGAGGACATGCAGACGCAGCCGCAAGAACCTACGCAGAATACGCAACCGCAGAACTAGGAGCAGACATGCAGAACCCAGACATCGAACGCAGGTTGTTGGAGTTTGAAGACGAAGACGAGCTTGTTGTCGAGCAGCGGGCGAACGGCCAGGCGGCAATCGTAGGGTATGCCGCCGTCTACAATCGGCTCAGTCTCGACCTTGGAGGCTTTCGCGAAGAGATTATGCCAGGTGCATTCGACCGCATCCTCAACCGCCAGCGTGACAAAGCGGACGTGGTGGCACTCTTTAACCACGACAGCAACATCGTTCTGGGCCGCACTTCCAGTGGCACGCTCGAGCTCAGCAGCGACGAAAAAGGGCTGCGATACGTTGTGACTCCACCTGCCAGCCGTAGCGACATCATGGAACTGATTGCCAGGCGTGACGTGCGAGGCAGTTCGTTTGCGTTCACGGTAGACAAAGGTGGCGAATCTTTCCGAACTTCAGAAAATGGAAAAGCGATTCGCCAAATCAGCGAAGTAAAAGGGCTGTACGATGTTGGCCCGGTACTGACGCCAGCCTATCCAGCGAGCTCTGCTACGGTTGCCATGCGTTCCTACCAGGCGTGGCTGGCCGAGCAGGAGCAGGAAAAACCAGAGAAGGTGGCTGTGCGTTCCGTGATGTCTGGCGTGGCTGCCAGCGTTGCAAGTCTTCTGAGGCTCAAGCTGCATGGCTGATCGTCCACAGTGTCGGTGCGGTAATCGAATGGTGACACGCTCAAGCCGGTCTATCGGTGCGGAGCAACAGCGTTACATCCGCTGCCCAAAGTGTGGTGCTCGTGGCACTGTTTTTGTGCGCACAACACTTTCGCCGGTACGCATCTGCAAGGATGGCAATCGGCAGTCCTAGTCTGACTCCTATCGCACATGCGGCATGCCGCCGCTGATAGGAGACTCGACATGGACAAGCTGAAGCAGCTGCAGGACGAGGCCGCCGAAGTGGCCAACCGCATCGACGCTGTTCGCGCGATGGAATGCGAGACCGATGGCGACATCGCTGCTCGTGATATGGATCTCACCGCACTCGTGAAGCGGGCCGACGAAATCTCGGCCAAACTCGACTTTGAGCGGAAGGTGGCCGAATCTGCTGGCAACCTGCGCAGCGTAGTCGACCGCTGCACACCGGCACCTGAGCCGGTTGCCAAGGAAGAGCGGGCCGACGTTCGCATTGAGCCTGTGCGATACGGTCGCAAGCTACGAGCGTTTGAAAGCCACGAGGCAGCCTATCGCTGCGGCCAGTGGCTCGCAGGCACGTTCCTGGGCGACGAAAACGCCAAGCGTTGGTGCCTAGACCACGGAGTCGAAAGCCGTGCGATGGGCGAGAGCACCATGTCAGCTGGCGGTTTTGCCGTGCCAGAGGAGATGTCGGCGGCTATCATCCGCAACGTCGAGACCTACGGCGTGGCACCTTCTGCCATGCAGAATGTCCCGATGTCGTCCGACACGCTGCTGGTGCCAAAGCGTCTCACTGGCGTGACCGGCTACTGGGTGGGCGAAAACTCTGAAATCACCACCAGCGATCCTACTGGCACGCAGGTGCAGCTGGTTGCGAAAAAGCTTGCCGTCGGCACCCGCGTTGCTAACGAGTTGCTGATGGACTCCGTGGTTTCGGTTGCTGATTGGCTCGTGCAGGAGTTCAGCCTGGAGCTCGCCAAGAAGGGCGACGAGGCTGCATTCAACGGCGACGGCACCAGCACCTATGGTGGAGTTCAGGGCATCGTGACAAAGATCGACGACGGCACGCATACTGCCAGCGTCGTCGATGCCATCTCTGGAAACGACAGCTTCGAGGATCTCGACCTGGCCGATTTCAGCAAGGCTCTCGGTGCCCTGCCTCGTTACGCTCTTGGCGGTGCTGCCTGGTACATCTCGCCTGCTGGCTACCACGCGAGCATCGAGCGACTGCAGCTCGCCGGTGGCGGCAACACTCTTGGCGACATTGCCAGCGGTGGCGTGCCGCGGTTCCTTGGCCTGCCTGTGATTCAGACCCTGGTGCTCGATAGCACGCTCGGCAGTGATGCTGGCGTGATCAAGGTGCTGGTGGGTGACGCAGCCTTGGCTGGCATCTACGGCATCCGCGAACAGGTAAACATTCGCAGCACCGTGGACGAGTACGCTCGCTATGACCAGACCGCGTGGTACGCCACGATCCGCGTCGATTACAACTGGCATTCGCTGGGCGACACCAGCGACGCCGGACCAATGGTTGCACTCAAGACCACCGCCTGAGCTTAGGAGAACGTAGACAATGAAC